GTCGCCCCCCGCTGCCGCCCGAGCAGAGGCGGTCGAAGCGGATCTCACCCGCGTTCACCGTGAAGGAGCTGGAACTGCTGGAGGCCCGCGCCGAGTTCGCTGGCGTGCCGGTCGCGGAGTTCGTGCGCTTGTCGGCGCTCGGGACCTTGTGGGACGGCGTGGGCGGGGGCGCGAAGTGATCGGCGCCGACCCGGCCGAGGTCTTGCTCGCCCGCATCGCCGCCCTGGAGGCCGAGCGCGACCGGCTGCGCCGCGAGATCGCCTGCGAACGCCTGGACGCCAGCGCGGCGCCTCCGGGCTGGATGCGGGACCCCGAGGGCTTCGCCACCCGGCTCGGGGCGCTCGTGCGGCTGGAGGGCCTGCGCGACGGCGACGGCGGGCTGCTCTGGTGCTGGTACATCGACGCCTGCGACGACGGCGACCCGTCACAGGTCGCGCCGACTGCGCTGGCGGCGATGGAGGCGGCAGATGCGGCTCGCGGCACGAGGGGAGCGGGCGATGAGTGACTGCAACCACGGCCTGCGCTTCGGGCCGAACGGCGCGTGCCCGGTGTGCGAGCGCGACCGCCTGCGCGCTGCCCTGGAGATCGAGGCGGCGTGGTGGGAGGACGTCCCCTGCGGCGTCGAGCAGGACCCAGACCCGGGCGGCAACGTCGAGTCCGACGACGTGGCATGGATGGCCGGGGTGGCGATCAGGCGAATCCGCGCGGTGCTCGACGGGGACCCGTCAGCGATGCAGCGCGATCCACAGCATCACGCCGCGGTGGACGGCGACGACCAGCAGTAGCCCGACAGGCCGCGCGCCGATTACGGACCGCCCCAGGGCATCCCTAATCGCGGCGGTCTAGGAGCTTCTTCACGTCGGCGCGGATCTCGCTGAGCAGCCGGCTGATCGACTCCCGCTGCTCCGATGCGCGCGTCTGCTCCAGTTCGAGTTGCCGCACCCTTGCGTCCTGCGCCTCGATCAGCGTCACAGCACTCGCCGCGTCGCGCTCCGATTGCGACAGGCGCCGCTCCGCGTTCTGCGCCCACAGGCACACAGCGAGCGTCAGGCCGGCTGCGACCTTGACGCCGAGGTCCCAGGCCTTGTCGGTGGCGCGGGAGTGGGGGTGCGTGTCGGAGGCGGGCATCAGGGCGCCGGGTAGTAGGACCAGTTGAGGGCGTACATACGCCACGTCTCGGTCTTCAAATTCTCGCCGCTGAACGCGACGCCGATGTGTCGGACCGCACCCGCGCGATCCCACCGCTTCGGCGCGGAGTCGTTGTACGTCGGAGCGCCGGCAGCGGAGTCCTGCGAGAAAACGACGTCCTGCCCTGTCACCGTGAGCTTGAGCCAGTGCTTGAGGTTCGCCCACGTCTCGGCAGAGCCGAGCGACACCGGCGTCGGACCCGTGCTGTTGTTGCCTCTGGAGTACCCCTTCAACGAGCCGGTGATCGTGCTACCGGAGCCCTTCTTCGTGTGGATCAGGCCCGTCTCGCTCGACGTGTCGCCGCTCCAGAACGCGGGGCCGATGCCGGCCCACGCATGAGCGACATTCGCAGGGGTGTCGATCTGCGTCTCGATGTACCCAGGTCCAATGACATCGACCGGGAGGAGCATGGCTGGGCCTGCGTTCGGGGCCGATGCGGACTCACCCCACCGAATCTGCCCGGTCACGGTGTAATCGACCACGAACTCGATCCACCCGCCCGCCTTCTCTTCGATCGAAGTGAACGCGCCGGGGATCTGGAGCCGGAAGCCGTTGAGCACGCCGCCGCTCAGGGTCGCCCCGACGGCGTGGGAGTAGTCGCTGGTCGGCGCGGTGATGCCGCCCGTGATCAGGGAGATCCCGCCGCCGCCACCGCCGCCGCCCGCCTCCGGTACGGGGCTCCAGCCGATGCCGTCCAGCGTGGTCGGTCCCCAGCCCATCAGGATGCCCAGCCTTCGACGATCAGGATCCCCGTCGCGATCGTGTTGTCCGTACCAGCGTCCACCGTCGAGCGGCCGTAAAGCGTCCCGCTCGGGAGGTAGCAGCGGAGGATGGTCTGGTCGTTGATGTGCACCGCGGTCGTCGAGTTGGTGGCGATATGCGCCTGTGTGCTGGCAGTGAACGAAGCCTCTTCACCGAGGATCGGATTGATCGTCGTCCCAGTGCCGGCCGTCAGCGTGGCCCGGTAGGAGAAGATCGTCACCCGTTGGGGGAGCCCCGAGACGGACCACTCCGAGCCGGAAGCTGCCTCCGTCTCAATGATGGTCACGGCGTAGTGATTGCGCCCGCCGTCCGCGCCCTTGCTGGCGATCGTTGCCGTTCCTGCGTAAGCCATCTCACGTCTCCTAGCGGGTCAGCCCGCAGAATGGTTGCACCTTACAACGGTCAGCCGCCCTCGTAGATCCGAACTCGCACCTTGACCGTACCTGATCGCTCCGGGGTCGCCACCGTGACCAGCGCCACGCGGTCCGACAGCCGCAGCCCCGCATCCTTGATCGTCACCACGTCGCCCGGCCGCAGGTACGCCAGATCCGGCCGACACTCGTAACTGACCGCGTAGGTAGGCAGCGACCATCGCCGCTCCAGCCACGCAGCCGCCATGTCGGCGGTCGTGTCGTCCCACACGGCGGGGAGGTCGATCTTCGGCGCCACACGACGCCCGAAGCGCTGCTGTGACCGCTGCGCCCACAGCCCGAGCCGCACCGTCCCCGACTCCGCGGCGATCTCAGGGTCGCCCACGATCCGCCGCTCCTTCGTCGGCTTGCCGCTCTTGGCGTCGAAGCCGTACCTCACCGTGATGTCGTTGGCGATGTCGCTGAGGTCCGAGGACTCGACGTCAGAGATCCGCGCCGCGTTCCCGCCGGTGGCCGTGTTCAGCGTGGCGACAGCATCGTGAGAGGTCGCGTCGGGGTCCCACACCGAGTACGACAGCCCACCAGGGCCGGCGACGGCTGAGACAGGGAGCATCGGGATCAAGTACTCGTTGACCCACTCCAGCGGCCTGACGTGCTCGCCGTCCACGCCCCACACGGCGACGTCGATCTTGAAGGCGTTGAGCCGGTCACGGATGGATTCGATCCGGGGCAGGTCCATCTTGACCCCGCGCGCCCGAGTCGCCATCCAGTGCAGCACGTCCCCGGCTCCGCGCAGGAGAGCGCCGCCAGAACCGGCCAGCCCGCCCTCGCTGGCGCCCCAGTCGATCCACATCTCATCCCCGATCTCCCACTGGGCGGCCGGTGGGTTGATGTCGGCGTAGGAGATCGTTTCGCCTCGGAGCGTGTCCAGGTGGTAGACGTCAACGAGCCCTGAAGCGTCCTTAGTCTTGTTCCAGAAGAAGACCTGTCCCGCGGCGGCCGTACCAACGGCGGTCGGGTGCGCGCTGATCGTGGCGATGTCGTAGGGAGCAACGAGCTGCGTAGCTCCGAAGGCCGGCGACCCGTACATGTGATCTTCGGGGTCGGTCGATGCCGAACCGTTCCCCGGAGCGCCGAACACGACAGGAAGCCATGTGTCCTGCTGCTCGTCGTCCCGCACAAGGTCGATGTGCCGTTGCTTGTCCCAGGGACCGTGGACCGTACCCACGTCGTCCCCGATCGAACTCGACGCCGTGAGGGAGATCGGGTCGGCCTTCGTCTGGAACTCAAACGCGGTGATCACGCCGCGAAAGACCTCCTCACGCCGCTGCGTCCCGAGCGGGTGCAGGTACACGCGGACCTCGGCGCCGAGGAACGTGTGTCCCGCAAGCACCATCTTCGGGGCGTCCACTCGGGCGGTCGCGTCCAGCGTGGCGTTCAGCGTGCGGGAGGAAGGCACGTCTTCGAACAGGTCGATCTCGCGCCCGACGCTCCCGCCGACGTCCAGCCCGCCGATGAAGTCCACGGCTGCGCCGAGCGGGCCGAATGTCACACTTTCTACGGCGACCTCCCCGAAGCGGAGCGTGCTCCCCTCAAGGTCGATCTCCATCAGGTGCGCCCAGGTGCCCGAGCGCAGATCGGACGCGCGTAGGGTCACACCTCCCCCTCAATCGTCACCCGGTTTAGACGCTGGGCCTCGTCCTTCGACTCGGTGCCCGTGACCTGCTCGGTGCGGAGCGTGTCCGTCATGACCCGGCCGTACAAGTACGACCCCGGCATGGTCAGCGCCTGCACGTACGTGCCCGAGAGGCTGTCCACCCGCCCGAGGTACACAACCGTCCGCAGCGCCCCGCCGATCTGCTCAACCGCTCCGATCACGTCCTCGGTCGTGCCGCGGTGGGACGCGACGGGAAGCCCGTTGTTCCCCACCCAGTCGGGGGCGGGGCTGCTCCGCTGAAGGTCGGACAGGTCATCGAAGCCCTCGGTCCACGCGACCTCCAGCGCCCGGCGCACCGGGCCGATCTGCTGCGCGCGCCGCACGCCATCGCGGCGGGTCGAGACCTCGACGTTGGTACGGACCTCGCGCGCGTACCCCCGATCGGTCGGCTTGCCGAACAGGACCAGCGGCCCGAGGATCAGCGCGCCGATCTGGTAGTACCCGTCCGCGGTGGTGTGCGCCGGGATGCGGATCCTGATCTGGTCAACGCCAGCGGGAGACGCCGCCGCGTAGATCACGCCGAAGTCACGCCGCCAGATCCGCGCCGTCCCGCTACTCGGCTCGGAGCCAGTAGCGCCGGTGAACTGGATCTCGGGGCGCACCGTGGTCGAATCCGTCCACGCGCCCGAGCTGTTCGCCGTGATCTTGCGGAGCGTGGTCCCGCTGTCGAGGTCGAGCGTGTCCCCTGCGTGAGCGGCGCGGAACAGGTAGCGGGCGGCCTTCTGCGTCGAGCCGGTGTCCACGCTGACCACGCGGCCGGTCCGCACGAAGTCGAGCCCGTCGAAGTCGGCGTAGGCATAGGCGGTGGCGCGAGTTGTCCACACCCCTGCCGCCCCGGTTTCCACAGCGAACTCCCGCACGTTCGCGTTGAACGCCATCGCCGCGAGGTTCTGTCCCAGGAACTGCTCGGTGGCGAAGTCGGGCTCGACGTCCCAGGTGAGCAGGATCTCCACGTTGTCGGCGGTGGAGCGCCAGGGCTCGGACGGGGACGGCGACTCGACGGACAGGGCGTGCGTGATCGGGTAGTCGTACCCGGCGACGATGCTCCACGAGTCGCCCTTCCACGCCGGGCCACCAGCAGCACTCACGCGCACGCCGTCCGCGACGAGGGCCGGGCGAGCACTGAACTCACGCCCGCGTAGGTCGTCGGGGTTGGTCCAGCCTGCCGCCACGCTGTCGCCGCTGGAGGGCGTGTACTTGCCGATGGACCCACGGCTCACGGTCGCCATGTACCAGTCAGAATCGGCCGAGCAGGACGCGCGGTGTCCGAACCGCAGCCGGTTGCCGTGAGCCGCCGCGGTGTTCGTGAGCCCGCTGGCGCTGACGTTCTCTGCCCACTTGCGGAGGTAGCCATCCGTCGCAGTCCAGACGCGGACGTTGCCGCTGTCGTCCATCGCTACCCGGAAGTGCAGCTTCGACGTGAGCGCCTTGCTCACGCCGCTGCCGACGTTCGCGCCCGCGTTGACGTCGTAGAGCTGCCACCCGGTCGTACTCATTCGCACGGACACGATGTAGGTGTACGTCCCAGCGCCGCCGCTGGTTCCGTCGCTGATGGCGACCTCCACCGAAACATCGTCCGCGCCGGTGGACCCGCCCGAGTTGACCGCAACGGCGAACTCCGCGACCTGCGACGAGTGCGTGTGTTCCCAGTCCTGGAGGTAGACCAGCGTGCCAGCGGTGGTGCTGATGTTGCCGGCGACGGACGTGTCTGCGTAGGCCGCCGTCCCGCTCGTGGTCGAGGTCCAGCCGGTCAGGTTGCTCGGCTCGGTGAATGGTAGCCACAGGGACGCCGCTGCGCCGCTGGAGCCCTCGCCCCACGCCAGCCAATCGGTCGGCCCGAACTGGTCTGCTGTCGTCGCAGCGGGGACGGTGTGGCGCGTATGCCCGCCGAGCTTGACGCAGACGGTGCTGTTGTTTTGGCTGCTGTTCCCGGTGCCGGCGAACTTGCCGAACAGCAGCACGCGGCCACCAGCGGCGGCGGCGCAGTAGCTCTTGAACTCCGCGGCCCCGCCGACGTTCGACAGCGCCACAGGGCGAGTCCCCGGGTAGTGGATTCCCTCGAAGGTGTATCCGTTGTCCACCGAGCGGTGCAGCGTCAAGTCGCCGTGCCCGCTTGTAGCGTCCTGGCACAGCGCCCACACTTCGCCGTCGTTGCCTTCCCACACGGTTAGCGAGGGCGAGTCCGCAATCGCGTAGATCCCGCAGTTCGCTTCGGGCGAGGCCGCCACGTTGCGGGCTGCGTCCCCGACCCGGGCGACGTAATGCGCGCTCAACGTAACGGTGTCCGTGTAGGCCACAAGGAACCCGCCGCCGCGGAGCGAGATCACCGAGGCGTTCGACGGCTCGTGCGCGCTCGTGTGCTTTGTGCGGAAGTCGTCCTCGATCTGCCGGAACGTGGCCCCGCGGTCGTAGCTGGCGTACTGCGCCGCGGTGTAGTTCGCGCCGTCGTGGTAGCTGATCACCAGCAGGATCTGCCCCGCCGAGTGCGCCGCGCCAATCCGCCTGATGTCCGCGACCGCAACCGCCACGTCCAGGACTCGCTCGGCTGCCGTCGCCCAGGTGGTCCCGCCATCGGTCGAGCGCAGTACGTCGATCTGATCCCCGCCGAGCGCCACGATGAAGCACAGCACCGAGCCATCGGGCAACTCCACCAGCGCCGAACCGCTCTGCTGGCTGGCGCCGTCGTGCGAGTGCGTAACGGTCGTGAAGCCGCTGGCAGGGTCGTACTGCCGGAAGTTGAGGAACGGCGCGCCCACGCCCGATTCGATGTTCTCGATCACCGCCAGCACGGTCCCGTCCGCGAGGGTGATCGCGTGCGGCGTCATCTGGCTGACGGTCGGAGATCCGGTGTTCTCGATCAGCGACTCGTACCCCGTGACGGTCGCCCACGACTCCTGCCCGTACTGCTGGGATGCAGTCTCCTTCGCGCCGACGTCCCGCAACACGAACGTCGCGCCCCCGGCGACCGGCAGCCCCGCCCGCTGGACGGTCAGGAGAAGCGAGCCGTTCTCCGACTGCGAGCCCGACGCGGACAGCTCCATTGCCTCGGAGCCGGATGCCTCGGGGACGCCAGGACGTGCGCCCGCTTGCGTGTACGAAGAATCGACGGACGTGCCACCGAGCGCGGCGAGGTTGCCGAGGTCGAACCGCGTGTCAGGCAGCAGGAGGGCTTGGTAGTGGTCGGCGCTGCGGTCTGCCATCGGTCAACCACTCCAGGGGTTGTGGCGCCCGAGCTTGCGGGGCTGGGACGCGCGCAGGGCCGATGATAGCGGGGAGTCGGGACGCTGTAGCGCCGCGCGCTGCTGGAGGTCCACGGTCCTGTTGTTGAGCTGAACCGCGACCACCATCGGGCCACCGCTGCCGCCGTCGCCGCGGTTGAGCGCCTGCACGCCGTCAGCGCCGCCGACCCGCTGCACGGCTGCCGGGGTGAGCACGCCTTCGCCACGGCGCAGGACCGCGGAAAACTCGTCAGGGCCGAGCCCACCGACGTCGCCGGCAGTCGCCACGCCGCCGCTATGGAACGTCGGCCCCGCCGCCGCCTTGGCGATGACTCCAGCGAGGCCGGCAGCAGACGCCACGCCCGCGGCGACCATGAAGCCGATAGCGGCGGGCCACGGACCCGCGGCGGCCTGCGAGATCGAGAGCGGGATGTTGATCGCGGCCTGTGCGATGGCAAGCGCGGTCTGCGCCTCCCACGCCGCCTTCATCGCCTTCCTCCGCTCGGCGCTGGTCTTGCCGCTTGCCGCGATGTCGATCTCAGCGACGGACTGCACAAGGGAGCCGATCGAGCCGAAGACCGAGGATGCAGCGCCGAGGGAGGACGAGAGCGCCTGCTCACGCGCCACCGCGGCGTCGTTGATTCGCTGAAGTTCGGCGTCGTGCTGCGCCTGGGACAGCGACTCGATCTCAGCCAGCACTTCCGCGAACTCGCCCAGGTACGTCTGCGCGGCCTCGCCCGACTTCTCAAACGCGACCACAGCGGGCGGGGTGACGTTCGCGGAGTCGCCGCCGCTGTCCCCACCGCCGCTGCTGCCGCCCGGCATCGAGATGTCACCGAGGACAATCGGGGACTTCGCGGACTCCTTCGCGGCCGCAACCACGCGGTCGATAGCGTCTGCCACAGAGTCCGACGCCGAACCGAAGTTCATCACGTCGCTGGTCAGGTCCACGAACTCGCCGCCGACCTTCTTGGCCTCGGCAGCCGCCTCGCGGAAGTTGCCGGTGGCGAGCGCCGACATTGCCGCCGCGGCGTGGCGGGTCGCCTCCGTGAAGGCGTTGATCGTCTTGAACTGCAAGACGAACGCCTCGACCACGCGCCCGCCGATGCGGACGATTCCCGACAGCCCGGGGAGCAGTTGATCCACGATCACCGCGGCCATCTTCTGAAGCGCGCCGGTGTCCTTCGCCCGCTGGAGCAGCGCCTTTGCCTCGTCGGCCACCGCCGTGAACACCGGGATCAGCGGGACCAAAATGTCGCGCTTGAGCGCGTCGAAGGTACGCGACAGGAGTTCGATCGAGTCCTGCAACTTCTCGGACTGCTCGGCGGCCTCGTTGCTGATGATGCCCGCGGCTTCGATCTGCTCGACCGCCTGCCGCACCGCGTCGCCGCCAGCCGCCAGTGCAGGGACGAGTTCGCGGCCAGAGCGCCCGAAGATGTCGAGCGCGACCTGGGACTGCTCCGCGGAATCCTTGAGCCCGCCGAATCGGTCTGCGATCAACGCCACTTGCTCGCTGATCGGCAAGTTCACGATGTCGGCGGCTTCGATGCCGAGCTTCGCAAACGCAGCGCCCGCCTCGCCCGTACCGTCGCGCATGTCCGCGAGGTTGCGGCCCAGGTCCTGGATCACCCGGCTCGCGTCGATGTTCGCATCGGTCAGCAGGGCGAACGCGCCCTCAAGCCGTTGGATGTCCTCGGCCGTGCTGCCGACCTTCTTCGCTGCCTTCGCGTAGCTGTTCGCCTTCGCGGACAGGTCCACGGTCGCCTTCGCCACCGCGGCGATCGCAGCCGCCGCAGCCGCCGCCGCGGCAGCCGCAGCCGTGAGCCCGACCTTCGCCGCCTTAGCGAAGTTGTCCGAAGACTTCTCCGCGGTGCCGAGCGCCCCGCTGGCCTCGTCGGTCGCCCTTACGAGGTCGTCGGCGTTGCCGAGGAAGTCGAAGCGGATCTCAGCCACGCGCGCCCCCGTCCTGCGTGAACCAGAAGTCCGCGGCCGACTCCGACGCCCCGCCCTTGATGGCCTGCCGCCGCGCCACGGAAGCGGGCTTCACGCCCGGCCTCGGCTTGCCGCCGCCGCGGATCATGGCCTCAAGCGCCGCCCGCTGGCCGAGCGTCATCGGAGCCAGAAGCGCGAACCGGCCGCTAAACTCCGGGTCCATGATGATCGAGTGGTACGCCAACACGTCGGCCTGTCCTTCCTGGTCCAGCTTGTAGAAGCCCCGGGGGTCGCCGCCCAGGAGGTGAAGCCCGCACTCCAGCGCGACTAGGCTGTCCCAGCCTCCGGGGCTGCGGAAAAATCCGCGCGGTCGGCTACCTCCTTCGCTCCCGTCTTCATCCCACCCATCCCGGCGAGCACCGGGAGGGCAAGTGCGTTCTGGTCCTGCGGCGAGTACCCAGCGGCGTGCAGTTCGTCGGACACCGCCTCGCCGTACTCCAGCAGCGTCGAGTAGTCGGACTCGGCCGACTCCAGCACCAGGGACTCGTGAGCCCAACAGCGTCCGATGGCTGCCCCGAAGTACGCCCACTGCTCCACCGCGGCCCCGAGCGGGTCGGCGGCGGCGTCGATCTTGCCGGTGCCCCCTGTCAACTCGCGCACGAAGCGCATGTTCTTGATCGGGCTCATGCCCTTGAAGTGGTGGACGCCCTTGCCCGGCACGTCCACCGCGAACCAGGGGTACTCGATCGGGTCAGGCGCTGGCGCGCTTTCGCTTCGGCTTCGCATCTTCGTTCTCCGCTGGGGGGTAGGTCGGCTCGGGGACGGGGCCGATCAGGCGCTCGACCTCGGCCATCATGGAGTCACACGCACGCAGGTTGCGGAGCAGGTCCGTCCGACTGACGCCCGAAGGCGGGACGGTCGGACCCGCAGCCGCCTCCAGGTCTGCCATCGCGGCGGTGATCCGCCCGCGCAATTCGGTGATCCGCCCGCCGAACATCAGGTCACCGTGGGCCGCACCATGTACGACGTGCCGCTGATGTTGATCGTGTTCGGGTCGCCCTCGGTGAACGAGCCGCGGAACGTGCAGTAGTTCAGCGTGAGGGTGTGGTCGGCCGCGTCTCCGTGGTCCGTGCCCTCGATGGTCCACTTGAGGTCGAGCGTGAAGACCTCGCCGGTGGCGCCCATCGTGCTGACCCAGTTCGCGCCGACGTCGCCGCCGAGCGTGACGATCTCCTCCAGCGTGGCGTAGGTCGCGTCCGACAGGTCGCGCAGGTACGCGGTGAAGCTGAACGTGATCGGCTGGTCGTCGCCGTACCGCAGCGAGGGCGTGGCGCCGATGCGGCCCCGGTCCAGGCTGTTGATGACCGACTCCTGCGGGATGTCGATCGTCAGGTCGCCGGCCTCAAACTCGACCGTAAGGCTGTTGCCCGCGGCGTTGTCGGAGATCAGCAGGGAGCCGTCGCGCTTGGTCTTGAGGATCGTGGAGATCGCCATTGTCTACCTCTGTCGTGAGCGGTCGCGGCGGGTCAGCGCGCGGCCGATGGGTTGATCGGGAAACCGGGCGCGGAGACGCTGACGCGCTCCCATGCCGGGACGCTCGTAGGAAGCCCGCAGCGCCACGAAGACGGCATTGCCGACGAAGGACGCGACCGAGGGCCGGGACACGCCGCGCGAGCCGAACAGCGCGGGCTGTGCGCCTTCCTCGCGCCGGGCCTGCACGAGCAGCCCCTGGAGGTCGTCCATTGCGGCGGCGGCGTAGGTTTCAGCCTGCGCTTGCAGGTACTCCCACACCGGGTTTTCCGGGCTGTCCCCTGCCTCGTGGACGTACTCCGCGTACTCGACCGCGTTGCGGAGCACCCACACGAGCCCGTCGATGTAGTTGTCCCACGCCTGGAGCGAGGTCCCGGTATCGACCGGCCACGACTCAAGAAGGTCTTCTTGAAGCGACAGCCGCGCATCCTCCAGCACGTCGCGCGCCTCGCCGGCGAACCGGCCGAAGTCAGCTAGCCGAGCGCCGAGGCGACGGCCGAAGTCGATCGTGAAGTCGACGCCGCTCATGGCATGAGCCCCAGCAGCGCGCGTTCGGCGCGGTCCTCAAGCTCCTTGCCGAACCGCTCCGCGAACGCCTGCGCCGCGTCGTCTGCGAACTGCCCCTCGGGAGCGCCGGCGAAGTGCGCGAACCCGGCGTAGGACTCGGCCCCGCGCTTGATCGAAACCCGATCGCCCTGCTCGGCGTTCGACGGGCTGTAGGGCCGCGCGTCGTTGATGTAGGAGAAGCGCACGCCGTCGAGGACTTCGCGCCCGCTCGACTGAAGGTTGCCGGTACGAAACGGCGTGACGCCCGCCCCCGGCGACGGCCCGCGCAGGTCCTCGCGGAACAACGCAGACGCCTCCGCGACCTCGGCCGCCAAGGTGTCGAGAATCCGCAGCGCCGCCGTCCGCAGGTCCGCAGCCACCGCGCTCGCGTTGCTCGTTACCTTCACGTCGGCCATGTCAGGCTCCGACCGTGAACAGGTAGCGGGCCTCAACGAAGCCCTTGATGATGATCCACTCGCCCGACGCCGACTCCGACTCGTCCTCGCCGGTCCAGCGTGTCTCGACGCCAGCGGCGTTGATCGTGGCCTCGTTATGCATCGCGTCCACGATCGCGTCCACGGCAGCCCGCCGCGTCTCCCGCTGCTTCGGCATGACCCTGTGCGCGTACTCGATCGGGTAGGTCGTAACCACCCGGCACGCCTCGCCGGCCTGCTCGCGCTCCGGTCCCTGAACCCGCGTCTTCCGCGCCCCGATGCAGAAGTAGGACGCGCGCCCGTTCGGGATCTGCCCCACGCTCATGCGCTCGTCGTAGGTCGCGCCGGTCGCGGCCTCGACGCGCGCCTTCACGATGTCGAAGACCGCGGCGCGTGTGGACGCCTTGACCGCCATCAGAGACGCCAGCCGCGGCCAGGGCCGCCCATGTAGACCGCGCCGACCGCCGAGTCCCCGCCCTCGCCCGACCCGGGCAGCCCGTCCTCGGACTCGTCGTAGGTCAGGCGGGCGGCGGCGAACTCGCGGTCAGTCGCCAACTCGTACTCGCGCGCCATCTCCAGGTACTTGCCGCTGCCCCCGACGCTTGCGTGTGCGTCGAGGTAGAGCAGGTGTAGCGTCTTCGCCAGATGCACGTCGAACAGCGCGAACGAGTCCAGGATCAGCCACGGCATCCGACCGCGCTGGAGCAGCCGCCGAAGCACCCACTCCCACGCCGCCGTGATGACGTCGGACAGGTCCTGCCCCGCAGCCAAAAGATCAGCCGCCTCGGAGTGCCGCGCCGTCACGTCGGACTCCACGACCGGGGCTTTGAGCGTCCAGCGAACGAGGTGCGCCGGCTGGACGAAACGGTACGCCGTGGACCCGATCGTGAGGTTCCACCCGATCTGCCAGTTGTCCGACAGCGGCTCCGTCACGGGCAGCACCGCGGCCAGCACGGTGTAGGTTGCGGGCGAGACAGACACCGCCGCCTCGTCCACGACCTTGACCCCGTTGCCGTCCCAGACGTCGATCGTGCCACTGGCGATGGTCGCGGCGTCGCCCGCCGAGTCCACCACAGTGATCCCGATCGCATTCGCGCGCCCCCGGGTCAGGAAGACCGGGAGGGACGCGCGCGCGCTGTAGACGGCATCGGCCACGGGCTACGCCTGCGCCTTGCGGACGGTGTAGTGGACCCGCAGATTGACGATCCCGTCACCCGCGGCGCTGTACCACTCGCCCGTGTTGATGTGCGCGACCACCTTGGCGTTGAGCACCGGGATCGCCGCCACGCCGATCGCGTAGGCATAGGCGTCGGCCGACGCCCCGCCGAAGGTGTCGCCCGCGATCGTGCTGGTGAGCGCCGCCCCGCTGCCGTCCGTGTACTTGAGCACGAGGGTGTCGCCCGACGCGGCGGCGTCGTAGTCCACGCCCTGGTGGTCCAGGAACGCCTCCATGAACTCGACCGTGTAGTACAGGCCGGCGCCGGGGGCAGCGAGGACCTCGACCGGCGTGGCGTTCAGCGTGGCGACGGCGGCGGCCGGGATCTGCACCGTGTCAACGCCGCTGTAGGACTCGCCCACGCCGAGCGCCGGGATGACCGGAGACCGGAGGGTCGGGGTGGAGTGGACGCCTGCGCCGTCCGTCTTAGCGATGCTCTGCCAGATCTTGGAAAGGGCCATGACTTGCGCTCCTGTGAGCGACGCTTGTGCGCCGCAAGTTCATGGGGCTAGCGGTTCCTGTTCGGGTCCCGCCTCCCCTGGTTGTGCTCGTGGTTCAGCGCAGCTCGCCGGGCGATCTCGCGCGCCTTCTCCCCGCTCATGCCGGGGCTGTGCTTCTGAACGTGCTCGGTCATCTTCTCGATGCGCTCGCGCACGCCCTGCTTCTCGCCGTCGCTGCTCATGCCTCGGCCCTCGCGCGGCTGCGCTTCGGCTTCGCCTCGTCGGTCGGTCCGTCAGCCGCCTCGGCGGCCTTGAACCACGCCTCGTAGGTGGCGAACTTCGCGTGGGCCGGGGAGCCGGGCATCGCAGCAGCAGCGCGCGCCGCCTTGCGGTTCAGCGTCTGTCGCATCTCGCCCAGCAGCTCCCGCTTCCACCGCGGGTCCAGCGGCGGGACCATGCCCGAGGCGACGAGGTGGCGGCGGAAGCGGTTGTACTCGGCCTCGTCGCGCTGAATGAACACCCGCCCGCCCGGCATGACCTCGGCGGCCTCAAACACGCTCAGGCAGTACGACCCGCCGCCCTGGTAGGGCAGGGTCTGGACGTAGTGCCGGAACTCACCGAGGCGCGCGTCCTCGGGCCGGATGACCGCGAATCCGCGCTGCTCCCGCTCGCTGTACGCCTGCGATGGGTTGCGGGACGCCGTGATCCCGTTGACGCCCGGGTCGATGTAATGCCGCTTGAGCACCGGCAGCCAACAGCCCTCCGACTCCACGAACTCCCAGCCGCGGGAGGCGATCATGAAGAAGAAGGGTGGGCGGGCCTTGACCGTGTGCGGGATCGAGCCGTTGCCGACCTGGGTCGGTGCCTGCTCCATCCTCTTGCCGATGACTGCTGCCATGATTCGTACTCCGCTGTGAGTGTCAGTTCAAGGAGGCGACCCGGGGGGCCGGAAGGCCAGCGGAGACACCGCCGACCCCCCGGGCACCCCACAGATCAGACCGCGGACAGGATCTCGACGGCGCGCAGGTCCTCGACCTCCGCGAAGCCCACCGCGTCCCGGGCGTAGACCTGGGACTGGGCCTTGCTCGCGTCGCGGGCGACCTCCACGCGGATCGAAGAACCGACCGGCACCGGGATCGCCCCGTCGCCGTTCAGCCTGCTCATGTCGGCCTCGGCGTACCCGAAGGCGCCGGGGAAGACCAGGGCGTTGCTGTAGTCGGTCGAGTCGTCCGTCACCGAGCCGACGCTGAAGACGTCGAGCCCCGCGAAGGAACCGGCCAGCATCTGACCCTTCACCCGCAGCATGTCGGCGGTGGCCGGCATGTACTGCGCGGCGCCGCCCTCGGACCGCAGCGACTCCTGGAGCTCGCCCAGGGCCTTCGGCTTGAGGACCAGCGCCCCGCCCATCGGGGAGTTCAGCGCGATCTGGCTGGCGTAGATCGCCTCCCACACCGCGTCCACGTCGAGGACCGCGCCCGAGGTGCCCTTGGTCGTCGCGAGGCCAGTGAACAGCGCGCAGAAGAGGTCCGTGCGGCGCTGGCTGATCGCGTCCACGCAGAGCTGCACGAGCAACGGGATGTCGAACATCTGCGCCTGGAGGACGCGGGCGAGGTCCGACTGGTCGAGCCGGTACTCCTGCACGGCGACGGCGACGGTGAAGTTGTCCACCGTGACGGTGCCGACGCTCGCGGCCGTGTTCTCGTTCGTGTTCGCGGCAGCCGCGGCGGCGCCCCGGGTCAGGGTCGGGGTCTGGAGGGACGCGGCGCCCGAGCCGCTCACGTCGCCCAGGCGGGTCGCGAGCTGCCAGATCGGCGCGTTCTCGTAGAGGTTCTCGTGGACGAGTCGGTTGATCGCCTCGTCGACGGCGTCGTTGGCGATGTGCGCCTTGTTGCCGGTCCAGGTGAAAAGGGCCATTTCAAGCTCCGTGACAGGGGGTGGCGGTTTCGATGGAGTCGATACCGCCCGTCACGGTGGGCTAAACCTGGAGGCTCCGGGGACGATGGTACTCACAGGCGCTTGCACGGCGCAAGCGGTTAGTTCCGATACCCCATCTGCGCCTTGAGCGCAGCCCACTCCGCATCAGACATCGAGGCGATCCCGCCGCGCTGCACGGCCGGGCCAGCGGGGGGCGCTCCACCGGCGCCGCCGTTGACCGCTGGGGCGGAAGGCGCGACCTGGGCGGGGGCTGCTCCGGGCTTCGGGGCGGGCGTGGCGTCGGCCTGCGGAGCGCCGAGCAGCGTCCCGAACAAGCCAGCGCGCTCGGCTGCCTGCGCCGCGGCCCACTCACCGAACGCGGGCGCGTCCTCGGCGGCGGCGTGCTTGCGGATCAGGACCTCGGCCACGTCGTCGTCGTACTTCTCGCCCAGGACCTTCATCAGCGCCTTCTCGCTGCCCCACCGCCCCTCACGCGCGGCGAGGTCTTCGCGGGCCTTCGCCAGCTCGGCCTCGGTCGCGTCGGCTCGCTCTGCACGGGTCTTGAGGCTGGCGGCGTCCTTCTCCAGCGCGGCGGCGGTCTTCTTGAGTTCCGCGGCATCGTCGCGGGCGGTGTCCCGCTGCGCCTTCATCTCGTTCAGGCGCTCGCGCACGATCTTGTCAACTTCGGCCTGACTGAACAGGCCCTCGTCGTTCGGCATGTGGTGATCTCCGCTGTTAGATCATCGGTTGAGGGGGGCGAAACCGGGCGCGCTCCTGCTGCACCCGCTCCAGAAACGCCGTCGCCTCGTCCCGCGTGAACTGCGGATTCTCGGCCATGACGGCATCGACCATCGACGCGGTGCCCTGCTCCAGCCGCGCTGCCACGTCGAGGCGGCGGGCCTCCCGCTCCGATGGGGTAAGGCCCAGGTCCTGATACTGAGGCGCCCATCCGTCCTCGGGCAGCCCTGCCGACCGGTAGCGATTCAGCAACGAGGCGCACAGCCCGAGCGTCACAGAGTCGGCCCGCTCAAAAGCAGGCCCCATCCGGCGCTGCTCGCGGCGCTTCGCCTCGGACTTGAGTGAGATGGCGTAACCGGATTCGGCTCCACCGGAGCGGACGAAGTCGTCGGGGGACAGCCCGGCAGCCTGGGCCGCGCCCTGCTCGTAGGCATCGATGGCGAGCTGTAGCCGCTCCGGGTCAACGGCCGGCCCCCACTCCAGCGCGTGTGCGGCGCCCTGGTTGAGACTGCGGACCATGTGCATCACGGTCGGGTCGGACAGCATCGAGGTCGCCGTGTGCGCCCCGCTGCCGGCGTTGGTGCCGCCGCCGACGAACTCACCGTCAGCCAGCGCGCGGACCGGGTGCGCTGCGTCGCGGACCGAGTACGCCCACATCGACCGGAGCGCGGAGCCGATCAGCGTGGCGTCCACGATCTCGCAGCCCTCGCGCCAGTCGTGCATCCCGGCGAACCCCGGGTCACGCTGATAGAGCACCAGCGGCACGATCGCCCGCCCGCCGTCGAGCCAGTGGTAGCCGGTCCCCGACAGGTCGCCCGACACGAACTGCGCCGTCACGTCCTCGGGGCGCTTGCCAGCGTCGGCGGGCTTCAGGATGCGGAACGTGGGGACAGCATCCCGCACGTCGAACTCATCGAAGAACCACTCGGCCTGCTCCTTGCCGGGGAGCGTGCGGCGGCGGGCGTGCAGCGCGTACACCGGCACCCGCGGGCGCTCGGGGTCGGCCTCGGCGTAGACCAGATCCGGCGTGACCACCGTGTGCATCAGCCCTTCGTCGGGCGTGCCGGGGGCTGTCCAGTCAGTGCGGAGGAAGCACGAGTTTAGCGCGACCACGAAGCGCTCGTTACGCGCAGCGACCGGCCACAGGGACGACGATTTGACGTACTCGGCCATCAAGTCCGAGGCAGCATCGTCCTCGTGCAGCCGACGCGGAGGCGACTGGTAGCGCACCGACAACTCCCGCGGGATCTGCCGTGCGAGGTTCCGAGTCAAGTCCACATGCCCGAGGCGCTGCGCCGTCTCGGCCTGGAAGAACTCCACGATCCGCTCAACGGCGTCCTGCCTCCACCCGCCCTCCATCAAGCGGCGGCGGCGGCGGGCTTCCTTCCGGCGCTCGATCTCTTCGGTGTCGCCGGGCAGCGGGGGGATCAGGGATTCAGCCATGCCTGCCGATTGTGGGCGGGATTCTTGCGGGGCGCAAGCGGTTAGGCGGGCAGGCAGAACGAGAAAGCCCCGCCGCGGTGATCCGGGGCGGGGCTGTCGGGGGCGGGGCTCGTCAGACAGCGCGGACGAGCGCCCTGCCGATGTGCCGCAGCACCTTGCACAGCTCGTCGTTGCTCATCGTCGCGAACAGGGCGTCGGACGGGGCGTTTCCGCGAACCCAGCGCTGCTGGATGCAGTCCCAGATCGTGATGTCGCCGTTGCGGTGGTAGGTCGTGCTGCCGGTGGCGGGGCGGGTCGTGCTGGTCATGGTGTCTGTCTCCCGGTGTCGCTCCCTGCGACTGAGGAAACAATACCGTGTGTCGCTAAACCTGTCCACAGTTATTTTGCGTGTTTCGAAAAATAGTTCGGCTTCACCGCAGCCGCACGCTGCTCACGCCGACCGTGCGGGTGTCGAGAATCGGGACGGCGAGGTACCGCGCGGCGTCCAGCGCGTCCTTGACCTCGGCGTTGCGCCCGGTCTTCTCGCCCCTCCAGTGCCTGCACCCGTCGATCAGCCGCGCGCACCGACGCGAGATCCGCAGCCGCTCCGACGCCAGGGCGAGGTTCAGCACACGCGCACCGAACATCACCGACCCGCCTCCCTTGCGCGCAGCCTCGATCCGCAGCGGGAGCCGGCCAGCGGCGATCGCGTGCTCGGGGACACCGGACGCGCGGGCGAGGGCTTCGGACATCAGCCGGTTCACTGTCGTGAGCTGGCTCTTGCCCGCGCTGTTGTGATCCCCGAACGCCACGTCAACGGCGGCGAGGGATAGCCCGTGCCGGTCCAGCATCGCGAGAATGGCGATCGCGTCCTGGTCCACCGTGGTCTTGCCTGCGGACTCGTACTCATCGAGGAACCAGACCTCGTGCGTGGAGCGATCGAAGGCGGCAAGCAGGCCCACCGTCCCCATGCTGCGCTCGGCCCAGTCGAAGCCGAGGCCGATGGATAGCTCCCGCTTCGGCAGCGTCGCGGCGTCGTCATCGAACAGGGCGTCGTCGGAATACGCGGAAAGCAGGCGCTCGGGGGTGACTCCTTCCCACGCACCTTCGATGCGCTGCGGGCGCTCTGCCTCCAGGGTCGCGGCCACCACCTCGTCGATCTGTGCCTGGGTCAGCCACGGGCAGTTCTCCGTGGACAGCGGTGCGGCGAAGTCCTCGA